GGTGATGTTCTCAAATCTGGGGACACCACTTCCGTATTTGGTTTTGAAATTTTGGGTTACGATGGGAAACGCATGGAACTGTCCGGCACTGGTAAGCTGACGCTATCAAACGACGAAACGGTGGCACTTTATCAAGACGTTACTGTTGAAAACGGGCGTTTCTCATTCTCAATGGGCAGTGTAGTCGCTACTGGCACTTACTACCTTGAAATTAAACTGGATGGACATATTTTCCCATCTAACAATTTTAAGGTGAAAGTCAAGAACTCACTAAATGCAGACAGTGCTATTCCATCGGACAAGAGCCCTAAATTAAAACTACTAGCGGATGAATTGCGAGAATCTGGGTTAATTACTGGTGGCAGTGATACCACGGAAGACCTCGTTAACGTCTACAATCTAGCTAAAATTTGAAAGGAAAACATAAATGAGTAAATTACATGATTTTGCCCAAGCTGTGGGTGCTGATATCAAAGAAATCAAGGCATCGATTGCCAGCAAGGAAACTGGTGTCAGTGAAGAACGTTTGACGCAAGCTATTACGCAAGTTAAGACTGACATCATCGGTAATGCACCGGAAGAGCTCGATACACTCAAGGAAATCGCTGACAAAATCACTGCTGCTGGTGGAAACACCGACAGCGGTATCATCTCGAAAATGACTGAATTAGGTGGGCGTCTCGATACTATCGAGCAAGAAGACCTTGTGAGCGTATATACTACAGCTAAAAACACCCTCTAAGGAGGTTGAATTATGAGCAATTTAAGCAAGGCCATTGAAGCCATTGGCCGCGATATCGGTGAAATTAAAGATAAACAATCGTCATCATTGTCTATCAGCCAAGCGTATGGGTTGTTTCCAACTTACAATAACTTTTTTCTACAGGTTTTAGAACAAAATAAATTTGCGGAAGACCCGCTTGTAACAAAGTCTCAATTACCCACAAGCGAAATTGACGCTTTAAAACAGAAGGTCGAAGAGTTGGAGAGAACTATCACGGAAATTAAACAGAGTATTCAAAAATAATTATAAGAAAGGAGACCTATGACATCTAAAACACAGTTATTAAACACGCTTGAGAGCTTAGTGAATCAACGTGTAACCGTGCCAACGAATCCGTATGATGGGCAATGTGTGGCTTTGATTGACAATGTTTTGCAATATCAAGGCTTGTTTAACCTTGATTTCAGCTACTTAAATGCCATTGATGGCTTAAGCCGTGCTGAAAGTCTAGGGTTGAAAGTCACTTATTTCAATGGGGCGAATAACCCACCAGCGGGCAGTGTATGGGTAACTAACTGCTTGCCATATCATCAATTCGGTCATATCGGCTTTGTGGTAGCAGAAAACCCAGACGGGACAGTTACCACAATCGAGCAGAATATTGACGGTAACGGTGACGCCTTATATAACGGCGGGTGGACACGTAAGGTTACTCGAAATCTTGATAGTGCTGGTAATTTCAGCTATATCGATTGGAACGCACCAAGTCAGCAAATGGTTGGATGGTTTGAATTGCCGTTCGATGGTATGGCACAGAATAATTACTTTATCGATGTATCAGCGTATCAACCGGGAGACTTGACTGGTATCTGTCAAGCGTCCGGAACTAATAACACGGTTATTAAAGTGACCGAGGGCGTGGGTTGGGTTAGTCCAGTAGCGACTCAACAGACTAACACAAGTAATTGTATCGGTTACTACCACTTTGCCCGATTTGGTGGAGATGTGGCAACGGCACAAGCTGAAGCGAATTACTTTATCAGCAATCTGCCATCACACCCAAGGTATTTGGTTTGTGATTATGAAGACGGCGCTAGTGGTGATAAGCAAGCGAATACTAATGCAGTCCTAGCGTTTATGGATGTTTGTAAGGCAAATGGCTTTGAACCTATCTATTACAGTTACAAGCCGTACACACTAGCTAATGTGTATGTAGATCAAATCACTGCTAGATACCCTAACAGCCTATGGATTGCAGCGTATCCAGATTATGAGGTACGCCCAGAGCCATATTGGGGGGTGTATCCAAACATGGAACACACACGCTGGTGGCAGTTTACATCAACAGGCTTAGCTGGTGGATTGGATAAGAACGTTGTTATCATCAATGACGGTGATAGTTTAGTTAATAAGAAAGAGGAAGAAGATATTATGAATTTTGTAGTACGTAGCGAAAGCGGTAAAGAAGGTTGGGTAGCAGTCGTTAATGGTCGTGTGTTTGGCATCGGCTCAATGGGTACAGTGGACGCTCTCGAAGCCACTGGGGCTAAACGTTTGCAACTAGAAGATGCGGACTTTGAGCGTTTCCTATACAGTCAATCAAACGATGCCGAAGCAGTCTCTAAGGCAATCAATGAAGCTAGTGCATCAGTAGTTAAGGCTATTGAAGAACGTGCACAAGCCACACAAGGCCAAACTGGTAAATAGACCACGAATTAAATAAACGAAAAGGAGTATATCACCTCCCGACAGACCACAGTTCGGACATCATGGTGGTAGTGGTCGAGCCTCAGCGTTTGCTGGGGCTTTTTTTGTGTTATAATGATATTGGTTTTGAGAATAGCCTTCATAGGTAGACGCCGCCCTTTTATGGGCGGTTTTTTTATTTGTTATAAATTCGGATTGTGGTATAATACTATAAAAGGGTTGATATTCTTCGCTTAGAACTTGCATATTAGCTCCTTTCTAGTGATTTTTCATATTCGGTCAAGGACTGTTTCGACAGTTCTTTTTTTGTCCACCTTTCTGTCCACCTTTTTCAAAAAACTACGAAAATAAATAAAAATAAAAACTATAAAAACCTAGCAAAATCAAGTCTTTATAGCTTTCATTTATTTTTATAATTTACATCTTTTCGTTGGCAGGGGACATTTTTAAGCCTTTAACCATGCGGTTTTAAAGCATTTTGTCCACATTCTGTCCACATTTGTTTTATTTTTTCATCGTTTCGTGATTTCTGCTCTTGCAATTGATGGGCGTAGACCTCAAGCGTTATGTTTAGATTCTCGTGCCCTAAAACTTGCGATACAGAAATCAAGTCAATATCGTGAGCTATTAAATAACTAGCGTAAGTGTGCCTTAACGAGTGGACACGTACTTCACGCCCAATGATTTTACGCAAGGTCTTATTAACTGCATTGTTTGACAATGAGGGTAGCAGTCTACCATCCTCGGTAGGTGGTAGTTGGTCAATGAAATTTATAAATTCATCATCAAGCGGTATCTCTCGGATACTGCTTTTTGTTTTGGTTGGTAGAAAACCAGTATTATTTTTGTAGTCCCATGTTTTATTGACAGATAACATGCCAGTATCTCGGTTGATATCATCCACTGTTAAACCTAAACACTCAGCAAAACGGATACCAGTTTTGGCGATAATATAGAGTGCCGCATAAGACGCATACTCTGGATGCTTGCTTGTCTCGTAGATCAATCGCTCGTATTCTTCGACCTCTAGGAATTTCGTTTCAATATCACGCCCTTTATTCTTAGCGTTGATTTTGGCGAACTTGCAAAAGTTACGCTTGATATAGCCTTCATGTACCGCCATTTCAACGCATGATTTGACATGCACATTAAAACGCTCGACAGTATCTTGAGCGTGAGTTTTAGCGTAGCTATTCAGCACCCGCTGGTATTGTGTAGCAGTGACAGATTTCAGTTTCTTATCACTAAAGAATAATTCTATCTTACGCTGGGTGTTGATATATGCCTTATAAGTTATTTTGGAAACGGTGGGTTTCTTATAGACTTCGCACCATTGCTTAAAATAAGCGTAAAGAGTGATATCTTCATCTACATTCAAGCCGTCTTGTATTTTCAGCTCCATCTCAGCAGCAGCCTTGATGGCTTCAGATTTCGTCCTAAAACCACCTTTTGACTTTGGTTTGCGTTTGCCAGTCGAATCATAGTAGTTTATTCGATACTCCCAACCGTTTTCTCGTTTCCTGTATGATGCCATTGTTTAGTCCTCTATTATGGTATAATAAAAGGGCGGTGGTGAGGGTTTTACTATTTATCTCACACACTCCCTTGATATAGTTTGGCCAGTCGAAAGACTGGTTTTTTTATTCTGTCGGAAATAGATTTTCCAATTGATTCCACAACTTGTCGGTGTATCTCATGCGCAACAATGGGCGGTAAGGATTCTTTGTGTAAATCGCAATGAATTTGTCTGTGACAGTTTCGGTTGTATATTTTCTGTTATCAACCTTCTTAGCGGACATTGCACCAACAACGCCACCAGCAGGGCCCAATAACGTCATCCCAACAACCCCTCTTGTAATAGCACCTTTTTTCTTGATAGAACCAGTAGTGGTTGTAATTTGTCTAGTCTTTTCATCCGTTTCGATATTTATGACATCAGACAACGGAATTGGGATATTAGGTGTTCCGGGCAATACCAAGATTTGTTTTTGATCATCGACAGATATTCCAGCACCTATCTTTCTAAGGTTACATGATTTAATAATCGCCTTGTATTGTTCCCTTGTTGGTTTTGGGATTTTAGAGATTTGAATAGCTTGATAAACCAATACAATGGAAATGATGATTAAAAGCAGTGCTAATAACATGGGTATTACCTCTTTTCTAAAAATTGAATTATTTTATCCAGCTTGTCATTTATGATTTGCTGGTTTTTTATTTGCTGGCGTAAAAGTGTAGCAACGTCATTAGTTTCTTGTTCGGGATTGAAATCAGAGTCCGAAGTTTCGAAACGTGGATCAATCGCAGATTTCTTCACACCAAAATAGTCAGCTAACTTTTGAATGTTGCCAGCTATTGGTAGCGAGCTACCTTTCATATATCCAGATAATGTACTTGTTGGGATGCCAGTAGCTTCGCTTAATTCTTTCTGTTTGATATTGTGAGCTGAAATCAACCCATTCAATCTAGCAGAAACTACTTTCATAGCTTCTTTTTCTTGTGGGGTTTGTTCTCCTCTAGCCATATTTATATAATTCCTTTCACCCTATCTCTACTATATATAGTACAACATTTTTGCACGCTAGTAAACAATCAAAACGAAAAAAATCGAAAAAAATTCGAAAAAATACGAAAAAAGTGTTGACATCCGAATTAAATCGAATTATAATATGTATGTAAGGTTGATGAAGACCTAATAACAAAACTAAAAGGAGGATGAATATGATTCTAACTTTAAGAGCTTTGCGAACTAACTATGACCTAGACGCAAAGACTGTAGCTGAAGCTAATGGAATCACTTATCAGACTTTGTTAAAGTATGAGAATGACTCTTCTAACATTCCAGTGAGCCTATTGAAGAGCCTCTCAAAATATTACAAAGTTCCAATGGATAACATTTTTTTAGGCAAAAAATCCGAATTAAATCGAACTATCGAAAACGGATAGAAAGGAGCAAACATGAAACCAAAACGATATCCGTATAGTGGACAAAAAAAGCGCCTACCAAAAGTGGTAAACGCTAATAAAGCTTTAGAGATTGTAATGAATACTATTGATTCTTGTGCTCTTGCACATATGAATCATAAGCTTTTAGAATCTCACAAGTTGTATTGAATGCGATAGCACTTGAAATAGCAACAACTTCACTATCAAACTCAATACCCTTGTCAACAAGTGATTTCAAAGCTTCGCTAACAGATTCGTTGATACCGCTTCGAATTTCTGGATACTTAGCTTCTAAGAAATCATCAAAATTTCCAATCATGGCTTGTCTCTCCTTTCATCAAAGATAAGCCAATTATATCAGAATTAGAAGGGAGCAAGAATGACTAAAATGAAAAAACTAAAAAAACTCAAAGAATTCTTTGAGTGGAATTTAGACGGATACGATGTTGCACTTGCAATTATCGGAAGTCTTATAGGGGTATTTCTGGCAACGTTGATTTTTTGGATTTTATTTAAAAAATAAAAAATTGACAGCTAGTGTGATAGCAGTTGTCACGAAAGCAACGGCTAGTGGAAACCAAAATGAAGTCAACCAAAGATATCTATTATGTTCTTTGTAGGCTTGATAAAAATAAATCCCCTCGTCAGTAACGGCGATGTCATGGGCGATGTCTTGAATCACTAACTTGTGGTAAATCAATTCGCCGAGCGGTTCGCCTTGTTCATCTATCAGTTTTTCATACTGTTCAGGTTTAATGCGAGGAGAATCTTGGGAATTTCGGATATCAAGCAATGATTTTAATAATTTTCTAGCTTTTCGTGAAATGATAATCATACAGTACCTCGTTTCTTTTAAAACTATTATATCAAACGGAAAGGAATAGGAATGAACGAATTAGCATTGTCAAACAACCTTTCTCAAATTGAATTAGAGATAAACCACCACAAGCAAATAGCTGGGCAATCGATTTGGGAAATTGGTAGACGGTTGAAACACGTCAAAGAAAATAACCTAACTCATGGAGAGTTTGGAAAGTGGGTAGAAGGATTAGGAATCGCAAAAACCGAAGCTAGTCGTTTCATAAAAATAGCGGACGAGATTCCAAATTTGGGAACGTACACAAATTTGGGAATGAAAGCCCTCTACCTTATCGCAACACTTCCAGAGGAAGAAAAGCAAGAGCAGATTGAAAAAATCGAGCAAGGTGAATCACCAACGGTCAGAGAATTGCAAGAGGTCAAGCGTCGCCTAAAACTCAAAGACCAAGCACTTGAAGCGGTCAAAGACGAGCTTGAGCGTGTCAAACAAACCAAGACTACCGAGAAAGTAATCGAAAAGGAAATCACCCCACAAGATTACCAAGCTACGCAAGACCTTAACAAGCAACTCTTAGGCAAGAACAAAGACCTATCGGACGAACTTGATTCAGTCAAAAGAAGTTTGCGACTTAAAGAAGCGTCTTACGAAATGCTCGAGAAAGAAACCTCGGAAGCACTGGCTTTGAAAGAATCTATCGAACACCTACGAGCTGATAAAGAGAAACTAGAAAACAGTGTTACTAATATCTTTAATCTCAGTAAGCTCGTAACCAAGTTTGAAAATTTCTTTGACGAAGAAATGGCACCGCTTAGATTTAAAACGCTTATTCAAGGGATTGGCAAGGACGCCCAGATTGAAAAGCTCAGAGACATCTTGACGCTAACTGAAAACTGGTTAGACGAAATGAACAAGATTGTCCCAGAAAATGGAAGAACGATCATAGAAGGAGAAATCATCAATGAGTAAGAAGAAAAACAAGAAAAAAGAAACCCTACTCGCTGAAACAGTCGAAATGCAGAAAAAGCAAGCGATGAACCTTGTGGCACAAAGCAATGTCAACCAACAACTTTTGGAAGAAGTTATCGGAATCAAGGAAGAGATGGACAGAAATGTTAAGAAGACAAATCAAAAGCTCACTGACATTGAGTTGCTTGTCGAGGAAGTTAACAAGAAAGTCCATATCGATGATGGTGAAGCTACTAAAATCAAGAGCATTGTCTTTCGAAAAGCTGGCGTGTTTGCTGATTTCTACTTTGAGGAACAGAAAACACATCCAAGTGATAACTTGTTCGCATCAAAGAAAGGTCAGTTTATCCGCTTGATGTACTCGCACTTAAAGAAAGCCTTTAACGTGACTAAATACACTAATATCAAGCACGTTGAAGCTAAGAAAGCAATCCAATTCTTGGAAAATTTATCTTATGACGATTTCACACCGTTTGAAATTCGTGAGACACCAAAACAAAAAGAGCTTATCGCTCTTGAAAAAGGGTAACGCCTATGGGCAACCCATTCAAACCACTAGCTGACCAGTTCGACAGCATGCTGACGGCAGTCATAGCAGACAAGTCGAGAGCGTTCGACTTAGACGAAACGCTACCAATGTTGCTAACTGCGAAACAGTGCCAAGCCATGCTAGGAATTGGCAACTATACTGAATTTTTACGAATAACCAATCTTGACGGCTTCCCAAAAATCGACAAAGGGCGAGGGAGTCAAATCAGATACCCACGGGACGCAGTCAGAGATTGGTTTAACAATAACTGGCAAGAGATTGCCTAGCACATAACCCTAGCCGTAGCAGTGAGCTAGTGAGGAGATATAAGCAATACCTACCTGAAACTACAACGATTTGATATTCATAATTGTCTCCTTAAATATATAAATCTATGAAAAAAATCCTCACTAGCTCTCTAGTGCGGTTAGGGAAAACAGAAAGGAAATTGAAAATGAAAAAACTATTTAAATGGCTCTTTGTAAAAGAGCAAGCAGAAACAGTAGAGGTTCCAGCTTGGACTTTTGAGAAAAACGCATCGGAGCCTAGTCGAGATCGTTACAACAAAATTCACGGATTGGGAGAAACATTGATTTGAAACATCTACTAAAACTCTTATTCGGCAAGAAAAAAACCAAGCAACCAGAGCCATTCTTTGAGTGGGTTGAAACCCCAGAGGAAAAACAAGAACGACTCAAGCAGAAATACAGCAAATAACATAACTTTCGATCCGTAGCCACGGCTCACCGTGGAGTGTAACTTATACCTTTCCCCAAAAAATATAAACTTTACCCACACATATCTTTCCAAAAAACATTGAAAAAACATGAAACGGTGGGCTATGGGTGCGGATTGAAGCACTAAAAAAGCACAGGTAAGGGCCTGTGCAAGAAATAACATCTATACAAGGAGTATACCATGAAATCTTTCAACACTCAAACAACCACAAAAACTGGATTCACTAAATCAAAAGCCTACGGGCTTTGTGGCACACTAGCGATTGCCACAGCTCTATTGATTGGAGCTGGCACAGTATCAGCTGATCAAGTAAGTCAACCAGTGGCAGACACTCAACCAGCAGTAGCAAATGTATACACTGCTGATAATGCTGGTAATGTGACGGTAACGCCTAGCGAAACAGCGGTACCGACAGAAACTGCTACACCAGTGGTTGAAACAGCACCAGTGGCAGAACCTACACCGGTTACAGAAACACCAGTAGCGCAACCAGTGGCAGAAACTACAGCGCCAGTCGAAGCGCAACCTACTACATTCGTTAAAGAGGGTGACACTATCCAAGTATCTAACCCTAATGTTGAAGTTGACCAGTCTCAAGGAACTGGTAAATACCAAGGCTTCACAGTGGAATACAAGGATGTAAAATTCCCTGACGATATGGCTATCAATGAAGGGGATAAGGTTAAGTTCACTTTACCTGAAGAAGTGAAATTTCAAACTAACTTTGACTTTGATGTTTACAATCCTGACAAGCAAGTTGTTGGTAAAGCTACTACAGACACAGCAAGCAATACTGTGACTACTGTATTTAACAACTACTTTGCATCTCATCCGCTTAACAAGCAAATGAGTCTTAAAATGGACGCTACTTGGACAGACAAGGTCGAAAGTGGCAAGCCAGTCACAGTAAACTTCAATGGGACAGTGATCACCGTCAACATCGGCAAAGAACAAGAAATTGGTAAAGATGAATTACTTTCTAAATGGGGTAGTCAAGACGAGAATGACCCAACTGTTATCAACTGGACTATCCGTGTTAACTACGCAAGACGTGTGTTGAATTATGTGACATTGATTGACACAATGAGTGACAATCAAACCCTTGTGGATAACTTCTTTGAAGTTAAGAACATTGAGAGCGTGAATCCATGGATTGATAAAGGTTCAGCAATGGATTTAGTTAAGTCAATCAGCAAATCTGAGCATGGCTTTACTATCAAGATGGATCGCTTGGATCACATGATCTACATCAACTATAAGACTAAGCTTGTTAATGCTGTTAAGGACTCAGTTAACCCAACGAACAAAATTGAGTTGAAAGCAGAAACAGACGGAGCTACTTCGTATAGTTACGTACAACTCGTAGGAGGAAAGGGTGACGCAAGCGGTGAAAATAAACCGGAACCAACATTTGAAATTCCTCGTGAAGCTCCAAAGGTGGAAATTCCAGAGTTTCAAGGTGGCATCCCTGGTATTCCTGAAGAACGTGTGAAACCAGAATATACTGAGCCAATCGGCACAGTACCAAACGACGCTCCTAAAGTTGAAATTCCAGAATGGAACGGTGGAACAGTACCGTTTGACGCCCCACAATATGATAAGCCTGAATGGGATGGTGGGGTAGTGCCAAACGATGCGCCAGTGTATGATAAACCATCAATCGACATTAACGACATCCCTTTGATGCCACCAGCTCCAGTCGTAGAAATTCCAGAATGGAATGGCGGAACTACTCCATTCGATGCACCTAGCATTGATAAGCCAGAATGGTCTGGAGGTGTCGTACCATTTGATGCACCTATCTTGGACTTGCCAGAACTTGAAATTCCAGAAGAACCAACCAAACCAACACCAGAAAAACCTAGCACGCCAGAAAAAGCCCCTAAAACGAGCGTTGATAAAAAAGCGGCACAATCTGTCGCAGTATCTTACAACCTCGCACCAGTGAGCAAAGAGACACCAAAAACAGCCGGTTACGGTGGCACTCTCCCACTTACTGGAGAAAAAGAAGGCATCGCTAGCACTTTAGGGCTGGTAGTAATTGCAGCAGGCATCACAACTTTGGGATTGAGCTTTAAGAAATACAACGGCAAAGAAGACAAGTAATTAAATAATTAGCAGTGGTGGGAGGGTAGGCATTAAATATGGCAAAACTATACGAATTAACAGGAATTTTCCTAGAAATCGATGAAATGGATGTCGATGATGAAACAAAACTCGACACCTTGGATTCAATCGATTGGGAACATGATTTCTCAGAAAAAATTGAAAACTGTATCAAGGTTATTCGAAACAAAGACGCACGGATTGAAGGTTATAAAACTGAAATCAAGCGACTACAAGCCTTGAAATCAAGTGAAGAAAAAGCAGTCGAGAGAATTAAAAGTAGTATCTCGGAAGCTATGAATTTAACCCAGCACGATAAGTTAGACACCACACTCTTTAAAGTCGGTTTCCGTAAATCTAAAGCAGTAGTAGTCGATGAAGATAAACTTCCTAAGAAATATCAAATCGTTAGCTACAAACCGGATAAGAAAATGATTAAAGAACTGCTTAACAGCGGTGCAACCATCCGAGGTGCTCACATTGAAGAAAGGAGTAATTTAAGTATTCGATGAAAATTACTAAAGCGACAGATATCCAGCGTACCAAGAATTGGCGAATACTGATCTATGGAAAAGCTGGTCTAGGAAAAACAACCCTTATCAAAAACATGCAAGGCAAGACCTTAGTATTATCGCTAGATAATTCTTCCAAAGTGTTAGCTGGCACTAAGAATGTGGATATCATTGATTTTGACCGTGAGCATCCAACAGAATTTATCAATGAGTTTTTAACTCAAGCAGATAACTTAATCAAGGACTATGACAACCTTGTTATCGATAACATTTCAAGTTTTCAATCAGATTGGTTTATCGAGCAAGGTCGCAAATCAAAGAATGGTATCAGTAACGAGCTGCAGCACTACTCACAATGGACAAACTACTTCCTTCGAGTATTGACTGCCATCTATACCAAACCTATCAATATCTATGTGACAGCGTGGGAAGACACCCATGAACTCAACCTAGAAACTGGTCAGATTTTAACACAGTACGTGCCACAGATTAGAACAAGCGTGCTAAACCAATTGCTAGGGCTTACCGATGTTGTTGGTCGTATCGTGGTTAATGCTAAAACCGGTGCCCGTGGGCTTATCTTGGAAGGTAGTGAAGGAACTTACGCTAAGAATCGTCTCGATAATCGAACAGCTTGCAAAATTGAAGACCTCTTTAAATTTGGTGACTTAGATGGAACTAAGGAATTACCAGAGTGAGCTTGTTAATGGTATCAAGCAATCAATCTTAAGAGGTAACAAGCGGATCATGGTGCAGTCACCACCACGAAGCGGTAAAACCGTGGTCATGGCTCACATTGCCAAAGGTGCCACGGATAAAGGTAATGCCGTTCTATTCTTCAGTCATAGAAAAGAAATCAATGAGCAGGTAGTCAATACATTCAAAAGAAATGGCGTTGACATGGAACTTGTGACTATTGAAAGCGTGACTAAGGTAGCACGAAACCTAGATAGGATATCAGAGCCATCAATTATCTTAATCGATGAAGCACACCATGTTAAAGCTAAGACCTACCTCAAAATTATCGAATATTACACTAACAGCGTTGTTCTCATGTTCACCGGCACACCAGCCCGACTAGATGGCAGTGGGTTTGACGACATCGCAGACGACATCGTTCTCGGTAAGTCAGTAAAATGGCTACAAGAGAACGGGAACATCGCACCGTTTAAATACTATGCCCCTTCTTTAATCGATGCCACGAATCTTAAGAAACGTGGTGGAGAGTTTACTAAAAAATCCGTAGACGACACAATGAAGCGTGTGATTTACGGTGATGTGATAAGGCACTATGAGAAGTTAGCCAAAGGCAAACAAGCTATAGTATACACGCATAGCGTAGAAGCCTCTGAGAGCGTTTCTAACACGTTTAACGAACATGGCTATAGTTCTATCGCAATCAGTGGTAAAACGCCACCAGAAGAGCGAGAGAGGGCAATGCGAGCCTTTAGAGATGGAGAACTTACAATCATGGTAAATTGTGAGCTATTCACGGAAGGTATCGATTTGCCAAACGTTGATGTTTGTATCATGCTACGCCCCACCCAATCCTTATCACTGTATCTGCAATTTGCCATGAGGGCTTTAAACCCACGAGATGGCAAAACAGCAATCATCATCGACCACGTTGGGAATGTCGATAGGCATGGATTACCTAACGATGACCGAGAATGGTCGCTGAGTGGTGTGAGCAAACAGAAACAGAAAGCTAAACTCGGTGAACCTACCACACGAACGTGTGATGAGTGTTACGCAACGTTTTGGAGTGCTGAACGTATCTGCCCACTATGTGGCCATGATAATCAGCCTACGAAAGAAGAAATCGAAATCCTTCGAGAAATAGAACTCGAAGAACGACGGCAAGCAATCAACGACAAGGTTGAAACATTCGTTACTAGCGACCAATGCCAAACCATTGCAGAATTGCAAGCCTTTGCCAAACAACACGGATATAAGCCTGGATGGGTGTTTATCCAACAGAAAAAAAGAAATATTTGGAGATAAAACAATATGTTTACAATCGATTATTCGCAAGCTAAAGAATTTGGAACAATCAAAGATGGTACTTATGAGGTTATCATCGACCAAGCGAAACAAGATGCTACTCAAGGCGGTGCGGACTTCCTAGATATCCGTTTCCGTATTCGTAAGGACTTCCAGCAGGAACACCAAAATAACATCATTTTCCATCGCATTTTTGCAAAAAAAGAAGACGGCAAGTATCCAGTCGGTTCTATCATGAACCTTGCTAAAGCTGCAGGCATCCCAGACGGTACTAAATTTAGTAGCTTGGAAGATTACCTCAACCAACTCGTAGGTAAGGCTCTTAAGGTTACTGTTAAGAACGAAAAATCTGAGTGGCAAGGTAAAACTTACGAAAATTTAAATGTTAAGCGTATGGAAATTACCGAGCTACCACTTCCAGCAGGTAATCCTATGGATATCTCAGACTCAGACCTTCCATTCTAATTATGGAGATGGTTGATTACGCAATCAACTATCAACGTATGGGCTATTCTGTTATCCCTATCTCAAAAAACGGCAAAACCCCTCTTATCTCTTTCGCTGACAAACCTCCCATGACCGAGAATGATATTCGAAGGGTGTGGCGAGACAACCCAGACGCTAACATTGCACTAAGGACTGATACATTTTTTGTCATTGACGTGGACATGCACGGCGATGTGGATGGCTTAACTAATTTAAGGAATTGGGAACATGCAAGATTGATACCACCAACCTTGCAAGCTACCACACCGAGCGGCGGCAGGCATATCTATCTAAAAAAAGACCCTGACCACCCTATATCACAGAATATCGGGATGATTGAGGGGGTGGATATCAAGGCACACGTTAATAACTACATATTAGTGCCACCGTCCAACAATTCCAAGGGGTACTATGAATGGGATGTAGTACATTCGCCAAAGAATGGGAGCATAACAGAGGCACCCCTTGAGTTGATAAAGGTATTGCAGAAAATGAAACCAGAGCCCACACAGTATGAAATGCCATCGTTTGCTAGTGGGTACACTGGTAGCACGAAGACAGCCAAACTTTTTGAAAGCATACTGCTAGGCTTTGGAGACCAAGGAGGACGAAACAATGCCCTTGCCGAATTTGTCGGCGGGCTACTCCTTCGAGGTGTTGACCCAGAAATTACTTACCATCTCGCAAAGATGGCAAACAGTAACACATCCGAACCGTTGGACGACAAGGAATTTGAAAGGACATTTAAGAGCATGTTAGATAAAGAAATAAGGAGGATTGGGCTTGACAACGATTGATTTCGATTATTACAGAGAGCAACTCGCAAGCTCTAGTCTGTCGCCGGGGAAACCAAGCAGCAAGGAAGGCATCAGAAACAAGCTGAAAGCCTACCGAAATGAGTGGTTTGAAAAATTTAAGAAAGAAAATCCAAAAAAAAAGGAACCTAAATCATTGCCAGAATTAGCAGTAGCTAAAGGCTTAAATAAATACAACCATGTTGTGACCCTCGAAAATGGGAAAGTAGCCCTATATGATCCCGAGCGTGGGTACTACCAAAAAGATTACAGGTACGCCTACCAACTTATCTATATCTTAGAACCTACATTCAATGAAACGAAATGCCGTAATGTTCTATTCCTACTATCAAACATGAGTAGGAAATACGAATATAACCGCATGCGTATGGATTTTGAACCAGAGTATCGAGATGTAAGACGCTTTATTCTCGTTAAAAATGGTATCTATGACAAGCGAAAGAAGAAACTACTATCGTTTGACTATAAGTTTATTAACTTCAGTACCATCGAAACAGAATTAGTCGAGAATGCCCCTAGACCAACCATAGACGGTTGGGATGTGGATACTTGGTTACTCGATTTAATGAGTGGTGACAGTGAACTTGTCGAATTACTCTGGCAAGTCATTGCAGCATCGCTAAACGGGAACCATTCTTATCGTAAATCTATCTGGTTGGTCGGTAACGGTAATGATGGTAAGGGTACCTTCCAGCAACTCATTAGTAATCTAGTTGGGTTGAAAAACGTAGCACCATTGAAACTTAATCAGTTTTCAGAGCGTTTCGGACTTGCCATCATCGAAGGTAAGACGGTAATTATCGGTGACGATGTGCAAGCGGGTATCTATGTGGATGAATCTTCTAATTTTAACTCAGTCGTGACTGGTGAGCCGGTTTCGATTGAAAAGAAAGGAGAAAACCCCTACTTAGCACAGTTTAAAAAGACGGTTATCCAATCTACCAACGCTATGCCAGTGTTTAAGAATAAATCTAATGGTACTTACCGCCGTATCGTAATTATCCCGTTCAAAAAAACATTCGGGATCAATGATGATAATTGGGCAATCAAGGATGATTATATCAATCGTAAAGAGGTTTTAGAGTATGTGCTTTGGAAAGCAATCAACCTAGATTTTGACCGATTCAACGAACCAAAAGCGACACAAGAACGCATGCAAGAGTTTAAGGAAGAAAATAACACAGTTTATAAATTCCTTAATGAATACTTGTCGGATGTTGTTTCTACTCGTATTCCAGTTAGATTCTTGTGGGATGTGTACCGCTCATGGTGTCATGAGGGAAACCATACCATTCCTAAAAAATCTAACTTTGAAAAAGAGTTGGCACAGAATTTGCCGGTTGGGTGGATAAAAGACAGACAGAAACCGCTTAATTTTTTCAACCCAACTAAAGATAAGCCTGATTATTGGCATGATTACAATTTTAATTGGGACGAAAAGAAAGCGAAGAAAGCAACCGTAGTGGTTATGGTTACTTAGTTACTCTAAGTTACTACAACCAGTAACCGTCAAACCCCTTGAAAACAAAGGGTTTCGGTTGCTTTGGTTACTTAGTTACTACTTTTAAATATATTTATAAATAAATAAATAAATAAATATATATATAGAGAGAGAGTCAAAAAAATGGGGTAACCGAGTAACCAAAGTGGCTAGAAACCTTGATATATAAGGGTTTATGCCGGTTACTCTTACAAGTAACGGTTACTGTAACCGAGTAACCGAAGGAAGATATATGACCACAGAATCACTAATTCAAAACCAAATCCGAGTGGAATTATCCAAAGCTGGCTATATGGTATTCAGAATTAACGTTGGTAAGGTCAGAATGGCAGACGGGCGTTGGTTTGATACTGGAGCACCAAAAGGTTTTTGTGACCTATTTGGATTTAGGCCAGACGGACAGATATTTTTCATCGAAGTAAAAAATGAAAAAGGCCGTGTGAGAAACGACCAGAAGAAATTTATGGATGCCATGCGAAAACGTGGAGCACTCGTAGGTGTGGCAAGAAGTGTTAAGGAGGCTATGGAAATAGTCAATGGTAAAACGATGGACTGATCGCATGGCTGGCATTAAATATGCACCAAAGCCATACGATAAATCGGTAACGGTGTTAGAACGTGTAGAGTATTTTAGACACTGGTTTTATATCACGCATCAAAAGAAAGGCGCAGTGGCAATCAAGCTAGGTATCAACGCAAAGAAACTCAACCGTATTCTAACGCTTGAGCAGTTACCGGACGAAGAATTGCTAACGAGGATGATGAAGTTATGCAACGGAAAGTGAAATTTTTTGACAAACTATATGACACAGACACGCTTGACGAAGAAATAAACGCATGGATAGAAAACTACGACAAGAAATTGATAGACGTGAAACTAACCGTAGACCGAGAAGAAGAAAGCGACTATGTCCTGTACACTGCTACGGTAATATATTTGGATAGAGCGTAGGGAGGTAAGTAAGATGACAGAAATTAGATTACAGAATCCATACATGGATGAAACAATCAAGGTGAAAGAAAATCTCAAACGTATTCAGGACATGCTGCAATGGCTTGAGGTAGGTAATATACAATGTCTTCAGTTACAGCAGATTGAACCAGAAAAAAGGATGATTACTATCAGCCCTAAGAATTTCGCAAAGATTGATTACTATGAGGTGGAGGAAGTAGAAGCATGAAATACAAAGTAATCGTATATTACGACAACATGGAAGACAGTGAGCATGTCTTCAGTAATAAAAACGATGCGATTAATGAATTACACCGCTTACGTGGTGTAATTCATTAATCGCAATGCACGAAAATATAAGGTTGAAATGGTGGAAGTAGATGGATAGACAAGAAGCAATCGGAAAATTATCGACAATCGGGCATATCTCTGTATCATACGCAGAAGACCTATACGATTCTTTCTTCCCTAAACCAGTGGTGCCGCAGTACGTGGCGGATTGGTATGAAAAATACAAAGAAAATATAGATTACGAACTATGGGAATACCTTGTAGACTGGGTTAATCAAGAACCTAGCGATTTTAAGGAATGGTTCAATACAGAGTATGGAGCTTTCCAAACCCTCGTCAACATGCACCAGTTTGGCTATGAGGTCGAGAAGGAGACTAGGTATACGGTTAGGCTAAAAGGGGTTGATGGATACGCTACCCATCTTAATGAAAATTTAGACAATCATGAATGGTTTTTTGCATCAAATGACGAAATTAAAGGCTATAGAACCAAGCACACCCGCAAAGAGCTTGAAGCGAACGGGTTCGGGTGGGTGTTCAACTGCCAAGGAGTGGAAGTTAAGGAGGTAACGGATGAATAACCTAATTACTAAAATCAATCATTGGGCTGACAAACGCAACTTAAAGCAAGCTGACCCTAAGATTCAGTGGATGCGTATTACTGAGGAAGTCGGAGAAATTCGGGATGTACTCTTGAAACCGACTAAATTCACGGAACCGCAAGCAGCACTCAAGGATGCAATCGGAGACACGCTAGTAACAATTATCGTGCTAGCACATCAATTAGACCTTGATGTAACTGAGTGTCTAAGTATTGCATACGAGGAAATTAAGAATAGAAAGGGAAAGATGGTAAATGGAACATTCGTCAAAGAAGAGGATTTATAACGAGCTGGCAGTCGCAACGATTCTGTTACTGGTCTCACTGGCCATTAACGTGACTACCGTCTTGCGAGTGGTTAATAGACCTATCGAGACAGTGGTTATCCATAAAGCTGACAATGCCGTTGAATTACACGGCAAAGTGACAGGTAAATCTATGGTCGGGAAACTCTACACGCTTGATTGTGGCGCTTACGGGAAATTCCTTGTCAGCAAGGAGCAGTACGACAGTGTTAACGTTGGGGACGACATCCCTAGCTATCTGAAAGGGAGAGGGCAATGATTCCAAGATTTAGAGCATGGGACGAAAAGAATAAAGAAATGTTTGAAGACACTTTTGCAGTTACCGAAAGCGGGGAAGTTGTAACAGTTGAGCAGGATTTTATCACAAACGCCCCAGATTATATCTTCGTAGACCATCTAACCATCATGCAATCAACTGGACTGACTGACAAAAATGGCAAAGAAATCTTCGAAGGGGATGTAGTCAAAATGGCTAAGAATGTCTATTCTGAGCCAACTTATTACGAAGTTGTAAGACATCGAGGCGGAGCATATCGCCTTGAATCTAAGCAATACGGATGTGAATTGTGGCTACGACATACCGACTGCGAAATTGCAGGGGATATATACGAGAATCCGGAACTGGTAGAAGTAAGATCATGAGCGTGAGATACAAATATTCCGGACTGACCGAGGAATTATATCAACGGTTGGTCAGTGAGCATGAAGCACTCAAACAAGCACATAAAAAAGGCTCTTATAAGCAGTTTTTCCAAGATGTGAAACAGTGCAGTGAAGTACAAGCTCGTATCATTTACCAAGCGTTTAATAGTGCAGTGGTAGAGCGTGCGAGGATATCACCAGCGACAGTCGATAGGTTAGAAGGTATTATCTCCGATGAACTATTCGACGACCTTCAAGACTATCTGTCTACTAATTACACAAGAGGGAAAACCACGCGCCCAGTGTTGGAGAAAACCAATGCAGGACTGCCAGAGGGATTGTTTAAACGGCTCCAGGAAGAAGTGGAAGGATTACGCAAGGAACACCCTAACAATCTAAACAACTATATTAGAGAGGTTAGAGGGTGCGACCAGAAAAATGCTAACAGAACCCAAAACGCCCTCAATCTGTGCTATGCGGAAAAAGCTGCTCTAACGCCTTTGAAAGCTATTCAAATGGAAGGGCTACTTTCGAGAGAGCTATTCAGTGAGATTGTTGATTTTGTTTTCAATAACTATGAGTGGAGCGAGAAATTGGATAACGAAATTGACAGAGTTATTCTTAAATATCGGACAAAAGGCAAGGTTGGACGTCAGAAAATCACGGTCAAAAAAGCCCTTTATAAAGCCTATGCGTTAGGCGTGTAGCTAGAACGGTCTATGAGGGTTCGACTCCCTCGCTAGCTATTGTCTGTCAAAATATCCAAGAGACACTTTTTAACACTTTTTCAACACCGTCGAGCTGACAGACCTCGACATCAAAAATCCAGTAAATAATAAGTTATAGAATCGAGGAATCCTTTTACATTTTTTTTCAACCCTAGCTTTGCATTACTGGTGGCAAGACTAAATCTAATGTATTGGAGGTGGTACATTTCTCCGCTCTTTATTCTTGTTATCAATGCGGATATAAATAATAAAAAAGACCCAGACTAATGCCTAGGACTGTTCAAATGCTAATAATATTATTATACCATAAAGGAAAGTAATTTATGAGAACAGTGGAACGGCTGCAACAAATCAAGGCGCTTGATAGATACATTGACAGTCAGATAGAACAGATCAAACGGCTGGAATCACAAGCGCTAAAAGTAACGGCTGGTGCTATGCAAACAGATATGGTACAAGGTGGCAAACGTAAGGGTAAGGATGATATCTATGTTGAGCTTATGACGGAACGGGAGGAAATGAAACGTTTCCTTGTCGAAGCTATTAAGCAAAAGCGAGACTTCCGCCGTCAAATAGCAGAGATTGGGGATATAGAGGCACGTTCCCTACTCCAGATGGTATACATAGACCAGCTGGATATCTGGCAGATATGTGACCGTATGGGCTTCAGTAAAGCTACATACTATGTGAAGGTAAGACAAGCTGAGAAGTATTTGGACTAATCTGCATTGGTCTATACCAATCTACAGTGCATCATACTCTCAACGTGGTAATATAGTATTATCGAATCAAGAGGACACAGTGGTGTTCTCTTTTAGTTTATCTGAGAGGAGGTATATCTATGCCGATGGTCAGACGATGCAGGGCAGAGGGATGCCATGCTCTAACAGAGAGACCATTACATTACTGTAGTACACATAGCAGTATGGAAGCAGCATACACTGAGGAAAGGCAGAGATACTCACGGACTAGATACAATACACGAGTGAGAAACCGAGACGATGAGAGCAAGGAACGCTACGCATTCTATCGCTCAAAGACTTGGTCATCCATTCGTAAGATTGCATTGGAACGTGACAACTATCTGTGTCAGTACTGTCTTGCCTTGGGTGTGACCACACCAGACGCACGTATAGGCGACCACATTACACCCGTTGAAATAGCTCCAGAACTTCGAACTGAAATTTCAAACGTGGTAGCAACGTGTAGAGACTGCGACAACACCAAACGTACCCTGGAACAAGAAATCTATGGTACTGGTCAAAATAGAACGAAACAGAACACCGAGCTACGACTTTCCGTGGCATCGTGGGCCGATTTAATAGCCCGCAAAAAAGAGGATGTCGTTAAACCCCTCTAATAAGCCCATAGCACGATTTTAGAATAAGGGTGGTATAATAACCCTCGAGACGATTTAAAATTGACCCCCGCCCCTCTCTCGTGCCAAGGAGAGCCGCCACAAGGTGTTTTCTTACACCGCACGCCAATTTTGAGGGTTTTTAAGTGGTGTCATAATCGAAAATAGAAAGGAGGGTGCGATGTGGTCAAGAATCCATACTTCAAACAAAATTCGGGGCGTTTACCCACGGACCCTCCGAACTACTTAGGGACGGTAGCTAGAGAGACTTGGCGTAAAATCGTTCCGTTTTTAGAAGATACAGAAAAGGTCGAACGCATTGACACGTTTCTCGTGGAAACCTACTGTACTAACTACGAGATTTACAAGAAAGCCTATGAGGATGTCAAAGAAAACGGTATCCAAACTGAGATTAAGAAAGTTATCCAAGCACAAGGTAGTGGTGAGATTCTAGGCGAGCAGTCTATGGGATTTAGGAAGAACCCAGCGGTTGCGACAATGAAAGATGCCACTGAAACCCTTAATAAAATAGGTATTCAGCTAGGTCTGACACCTAAAGGACGGGCAGAATTAGCTGAAATAGCCGGAAGTCAAGCTGACAATAAGTCTCTAGGGGATATGATGAAAGAGTTTTTAGGAAATTAAAAAGACGTCTATTATTGTAATTGTTCTTTTTTTATTGAAAGGGGGTGATTAATAGTAATGAAAACAAATCTAACAAAAACTCATGATATAGATTCAGCGTATAAAGAATTTGATTTCACTGACATCGCTAAAAAATATCAAGACGATGGTACAAAATATTGCTTTGATGCCTTAGAAGGTCGAATAGTGACTGGATACATGATTAAATTGGCATGTTTTAGACATTTACGAGACCTACAAAGACAAGGTAACGGCGACTTTCCATATACCTATGAAACGACTGAAGCGGACAAATTATTGCGTTTTGCTAGGATATGTCCAAACGTTGATACTGGTGAGCCTACACAGTTGATGCCGTGGCAGAAATTCATCCTATGTATGCTTTTTGGATGGAGAAACGCTAACGGTGGTAAACGTTTCAGCCGTGCCATTGTTTCGGTTGGCCGTGGTCAAGGTAAAACATATTTGATGGCTATTCTTACGGCGTATTCATACTTTATTGAAAGTTTCGGGTTGTCAAACCAAGATTATCTGGTAACCTCTATCAACTTCAAACAAACAAACAAGTTGCTTGGTTACATCAAATCCATGATGAAGCAGATAATCCAAAGTGAGCCTTTTAAGAGTTTGGCAAATGAAACCGAGTTAGGTCTGCATAGTGACCAAGTTATTATGAAGGCTAACAACAACGTTTTAAGGGCTATTTCTGCTGAGAGTGGGCAATATGATAGTTTTCATTTTACTTGAATGAACAACCGCTATTTTTGATGAAATTGGAGAGATTGAAACAAGGGATGCAGTTTCTAAGATTGTTTCTGGACAAGTAAAAGTCCCAAACAGACAATTCGTCCAAATTTCTACGGCTTACCCAAACCCGTCTGTTCCGTTTAGGAAAGACCAAAGGATTATGCAGCAAGCTATGGAAGACGACGATAATAGGGACGCTGATACATACCTTTGCTTAGTGTGGTCTCAAGATAGTTTGGATGAGGTCTTCCAGCCGGAAACATGGGGAAAAAGCAATCCACTTTTAGACTTGGCACAAGAACGTGACAACCTCATGAAAGGGTTGATGGATAAAAGGGATAGCGACCTATTAAGCGGTAACCTAGCCGATTTCCAAGTAAAAAACATGAATTGTTGGTTGCTAGCTGATAGTAATAGCTTTCTTGATCTAACCGATATTGAAAATGCAGTCGTTGATGAATTTGACATCAAGGGCAAACGTGTCTATGTCGGACTGGATGCGTCCATGTTCAGCGATAACACGGCTATTGGTTTCGTCTATCCCTACGTTGCTGAAGACGGCAGCCAGAAATGGCATATCGAACAACACAGTTTCATTCCCTGGCAACAAGCCGGCTCGTTAGAAGCCAAAATGGAGCAGGACGGTGTTAACTATCGAGACTTGGAAACCAAGGGCTACTGTACAATTACAAGTCACCCGCAAGGGCTAATCAATCCAGAGGAAGTTTACCGTTGGTTTTGTGAGTATGTAGAGGATAATCAGCTTGATGTGGTCTTCTTTGGCTACGATGCGATGGGGGTATCTAAGATCATCAAAGCCTTGGAATCTAACACTAGCTTTCCACTCATGCCAATTAGGCAACGGACAAGTGAATTGAAAGACCCAACAAAATTCCTTCAAACCCTCTTTATCGAAGGTAATATTACTCGCCTTGATGATGAAATCATGCGTAAAGCTTTGATAAATGCGGTAATTAAAGAAGATAATATCGGTATCCAAGTAGACAAGATGAAATCGACCTATAAAATCGACGTTGTGGATGCTCTTATCGATGCGTTTTATGATGGCATGTATGCGTTCGAAGATTACGCCATTACTAACAATCCGACGTGGAAGGTAGAACACATGAGCCAAGAGGCCGTCCTAAACTGGCTGAAAAACCCAGATAGTGGGCTTTTAGAGGAGTATTAATACATGATTTTGAAGTTTTTTAAGGCGATTTGGGCTATTTTTGACATTTTGATGTTCATTTTAGCTGCGATTTCGCTTAATTTAACGACTTACAACCTCGGATATGTATGGTTTGGTATCAGCATGACCGTCACATTCGTATTGGCAGGTTTAATTAGTGAGCTAGCCGCTAAAAAAGGCTAGAAAGGAGGTGATAATAATTGCCAATATTTAATTTAGCAACCGAAAGCCCACCGAGCAATCAAGGGGGCTTTTTTGATATCACTGATCCAGAGTTTTTAGCTACCTTGAATGGTAGTGAGTGGGTTTCAGCCGAAACCGCTCTAAAAAACTCGGACCTATTCTCTATTATCAGTCAGCTATCAAATGACCTTGCGACCGCTAAACTAACGACTAGCCGAAAACAAATGCAAGGTATCGTGGATAACCCGTCAAACAATGCTAACCGATTCAACTTCTATCAGTCTATCTTTGCTCAAATGTTATTGGGTGGTGAAGCCTTTGCATATCGGTGGCGTAATGATAACGGGCGTGATATGAAGTGGGAGTATTTAAGACCATCTCAAGTCACTTTCAATCGATTGGACAATCAGAATGGTCTCTATTACAACATCACGTTTGATGATCCACGCATACCACCGAAACAGCATGTACCGCAAAGCGATATCTTACACTTCAGACTGCTTTCTGTAGATGGTGGTTTGACAAGCGTAAGTCCGTTGATGGCTTTAGGTAGAGAATTAGATATTCAAAAAGCTAGTGACAAGCTAACGCTTAATTCCCTTAAAAATGCCCTAAATGCTAATGGTATTTTGAAAATCAAGGGCGGTGGTTTGCTCGATTTCAAAACTAAGGTCTCACGCTCTCGACAAGCAATGAAGCAAATGCAAGGCGGTCCGTTGGTACTGGATGATTTAGAGGATTTCACACCTCTTGAAATCAAATCCAACGTGGCCCAACTACTTAAGCAAGCGGACTGGACGACCGGACAATTTGCAAAGGTCTACGGTATCCCAGAGAACGTTGTCGGTGGACAAGGTGACCAACAATCATCACTAGAAATGAGCTCGAATGTTTATTCTAAAGCAGTCGCACGCTACTTAAGACCGTTTCTTAGTGAGTTGTCTCAAAAACTTTCATGCGATGTGGATGCGGATATTTTCCCAGCGGTTGACCCGACTGGTGCTAACTATATCAGCCGTATCAATAGCATGGTTAAAAGCGGCACACTCGCACAAAATCAAGGTTTGTATATTTTGCAACAAGCTGAGATTTTGCCTAAAGAGTTGCCGAAGGGTGAAAACCCTAACCGAACCGTATTGAAAGGAGGTGAGACAAATGGGCAAGATTGACATTAAAGGCGATATTGTAAGCGATGATGCTGGTGCTTTTTACGAATACTTTGGCATGTCTAGTACCTATCCCAAACTGGTACAGGATGCCATTGCTAACGATGAAGACGAAGAAATCACGCTTAACATTGCGTCAAATGGTGGCGATGTGTTTGCAGCAAGCGAAATCTATACAATGCTTAAAGCAAGCGGCAAGCGTATTGTGGTTAATGTGCAAGGGCTTGCGGCTAGTGCTGCAAGTGTCATCTCTATGGCTGGTGATACCGTGCGTATCAGTCCAACGGCACATATTATGATTCACAAAGCGTCTACTGGCATCGTTGGTAATAGTGATGACCTAGAGCATCAATCAGCGGTCTTAAATAGCATCGATGAATCCATTGCTTTGGCTTATGAAATGAAGACTGGTCTTAAACAACCGGAATTACTTGACCTCATGGCTAAAGAGACATGGCTTAATGCTAAAACTGCCGTTGATAAAGGGTTTGCGGATGAAATCATGTTCTTCAATGATGATGAAGAAGAAATCATGGTTACGAATGCTGTACATCAACTACCAAGCAAATCAGCAATCACTAAATTTAAGAATATGATTGCGACACCTAAGACCAATACTTTGCGTGAGCAGAAATTGGCTATTTTACTTGAAAAATGAAAGGAAGATGATTGATGAAGACATCAAATGAATTGCATGACCTTTGGATTGCACAAGGCGACAAGGTCGAAAACTTGAATGAAAAACTTAACGTAGCTATGCTTGATGATTCAGTTACCGCTGAAGAATTGCAAGCCATCAAAAACGAACGTGACACTGCTAAAATGAAGCGTGATATGTTCAAAGAACAATACACTGAAGCTCGTGCCAGCGAAGTAGCTAACATGACTGAAGAAGAAAAGAAACCTTTGACTGAAAACGAAGAAGAAGTTAAAGCTAACTTCGTTAAAGACTTTAAAAACCTTGTTCGTGGTCGTTACCAAAACATGCTTGATTCTAAAACAGACGGAACTGGTGCTGACGCTGGCTTGACTATCCCACAAGATATTCGTACAGCTATCAATACTTTGGTTCGTCAATACGATTCATTGCAAGAATACGTTAACGTTGAAAACGTAACTACACTTACTGGTTCTCGTGTTTATGAGAAATGGGCTGAAATTACTGGTCTTTCTAAACTTGATGATGAAGCTGGACAAATCGGTGCCAATGACGATCCTAAACTCTCTCTTATCCGCTACGCTATCAAACGCTATGCTGGTATTTCTACAGTAACTAACAGCTTGCTTGCTGATTCTGCCGAAAACATCCTTGCTTGGTTGTCTGGTTGGATTGCTAAGAAAGTTGTTGTTACTCGAAACAAAGCTATTTTGGAAGTTATCGCTACACTTCCAACTAAACCAACATTGGCTAAATGGGATGATATTATCGACCTCGAAGCTAAAGTTGACCCAGCAATCAAACAAACTTCATTCTTCTTAACTAATACTTCAGGCTTCACTGCCCTTAAGAAAGTTAAGAATGCTATGGGTGATTACCTCATGGAACGTGATGTGAAATCACCTACTGGATACTCAATTGATGGTTTCGCAGTTAAAGAAGTTTCAGACCGCTGGCTTGCTAACGGTACTGGTGGAGCTATGCCATTGTACTTTGGTGACTTGAAACAAGCGGTAACATTGTTTGACCGTCAACACTTGTCACTACTTTCAACCAACATCGGTGGCGGTGCTTTCGAAACGGATACTACTAAGGTACGTGTTATTGACCGTTTTGACGTTGTTAAAACTGATGAAGAAGCGTTTGTGCCAGCATCATTCAAAGCGATTGCTGACCAAAAAGCCAATCTTACTGCCGGAGCTTAATTTAGGAGGTAAGCAATGAGTGTATCTAAGGAAACCATCATGCAGACCCTCAATCTGGATGAGACAGACGACACTGCACTCATTCCAGCTTACATTGAATCGGCTCAACAGTACATTATCAATGCAGTCGGTAGTGATCAAAAATTCTACGACCTTGACAGTGTAGAATCTCTATATGACACCGCTGTAATAGCCCTGACAAGTTCATACTTTACCTATCGAGTAGCTCTAACGGACACAGTGACTTATCCGATTAACCTAACTTTGAATAGCATAATCGGGCAATTGAGGGGCTTATACGCAACGTACAGTGAAGAAAGAGGTGACTAATGCCTAAAGTTAGATATTTACCCTCAGACTTTCGTTTCAAGGCTGATTTTGGTACTTTCCAAAGCACCCCTAACAAGTTTACGGGTGTGAGTGTACCGAAATTCGTCAAACAATTTACATTGCACTATAAACCCCACACTCGCACACTCAATCAAGAGTATTTGGCCCAACAAAATGGCGAAAGCGATACAAGAGTGATTGTTATTCGCCACAATGCTAAAGTGATTGAAGGCCAAGTCGCTGTCCTAAATGGTACTCAGTATGACATTGTCCGTGTCAGTCCAAACGAAAACTTTGGACTTAATCGCTACGACTTTCTGACTTTGAGAAAGCACAAGAAAGTTGGGTGATAGCTTATGGTAGGGCTTGATGAAGCACTAGAGGGCTGGCTTGAAACAGTCGCCAGCATTGGTGATTTAACACCAGCGGAACAAGCTAAAATCACAACCGCTGGCGCAAAGGTGTTTCAAAAGGAACTGGAAGAAGTTACTAGGGAGAAACACTACTCAAACAAGAAACATTTGAAGTATGGGCACATGGCTGACGGTTTATCTGTCCAATCCACGAATGCGGATGGCAGAAAGAACGGTGTGGCAACCGTAGGCTGGAAAAACAACTACCACGCTCAAAATGCCAGACGATTAAATGACGGCACTAAGAAATACCGTGCCGATCATTTCGTTACCAATGTCCAAAACGATAGTGCCGTTCAAAGAAAGGTGCTATTAGCAGAAAAAGAGGAATATGAGAAACTCATTCGAAGAAAAGGAGGAAAGTGATTTAAGTGTTAGCGACCGTAAAACTAAAAGAGCTCATTGACGGCAAAGAATTTGGTGAAATAAGCGAAGTATATGCAAACAACTTGCCTAAAGAGCTCGAAGAAAATACCGATAAGACAATCGTTTTGCTCACTGAAAGCAATCCGTCCCTTGATTTGAGTGGGAATAATACCTTTTTCGGAAAAACAGACAGGGTAGAGGTACAGATTTTTTACAAGGCTGATATTGATTTTGATATCGAAGCCTTTGAAATGGAATTGCTAAAATTCTTAAAATCTGAGCACTACTCAATTACAGATATGAGAGAACATAGCATAGACCCCGATACGTTACAACTTACGGCGGTCTTTTTTGTTGCTCTCGACAGATTAATTTAACAAAGGAGAAATTACTATATGGCAATTGTAGGTTTGAAAATGGTCCGCCTTGCTTTGGTTGACCCAAAAACCCAAAAACTACTTAAAGGTGCTGACGGCCTTTCTACTGATGGCGTGATTGAAGTTGATTCTAAAATGCTTGGTACTCGTACCGCTAACATCTCTAACTTGGAAGGTCAAGCGACTAAAGTTCCCGGAAACAACTCAGTACAAGACGTTATGATCGCACCGGGGTCACCAACCGTGGCATTCGACTTCAATAACCTTGACTTCGAAATCAAACAAAAAATGCTCGGTTTTAAACCAGACGGCAAGGGTGGTTACGTGATGGATGGTGAGAAACCACACACAGCGGTATTGATTGAATCTGAAACGCTTGACCGCAAACATTCAGTGTTCTTTGGTTTCGCTAACGGTATCATGCAAGAATCAACTCAAAACGTTGCAACAGATACTGATACTGCTCAAACTCGTCAAGACGACAACATGACATTCAACGCCTTGTCAGCGGATGCGTTCGGTGGTGAGCCTTACAAGAAATACTATTCTGGAGCATCTACTTTCGATAAAGCTAACATGTTCAAAGAAGTCTTCGGTGGATATGTTCTCACTGGTACACCAGGAATCGGTGGATAATCTAAATAATTCGCAAGAGGTCGGGCTCATGGCCTGACCTCTATTTTTGTTAAAAGGAGTAAAGAGAAATGGAAATCAAAACTATTAAAATCCCAGAAATCAGTAAGAAGGCATTTGAAGTAGCTACAAGCAACCGTAATGTCTTGCGTATGCACGAGTACCAACTCGCCGTGCTTAAAATCAGCGACACCGTTGAAGAAGGCGACACGCAAGAGCAAGCACAAGCTAGCTTTACAATCCTCAAAGAAATGCTTAGTTTTATCCGTGCTGTCCTCAAGTTGGATGACGAAGCCTATGACAAATTGCTTGATTTGGACAATGAGCGTACACAAGAGATTGCCGAAAAATTGGTGGGCTACATGTACGGATTGACAGACGAACAACTTGAAAATGCCGCTGGTGAAACTGACCCAAAAGACTGAAATCTAAAGGCGAACAGATTTTTGATTTAGAAAATCGCATTGAAGATTTAAAAATCATTGCTAAAAAATCAATCCAAGGCTTTGGGTGGACACTAGATCAGTATTACGAGACTGACTATTACGAGCTAATGAAAATCTTAAATGCCAAAGAGGAAGAAGATAGAATGGTTGACCCAACATCTTTACTCTAAATATTTAAGGAAAGGAGGAAAAATAATACATGGCAAAAGTACAAGCTACCATGTCCACGGAAATTGCTTTGGATACGCTACAAGCGGCTAACTCGATTAAACGGTTAACTCAGTTAGTCAATAGCTCGACTAACGCATGGAAGGCTCAAGAAAGCCAAATGCGTAGCGCTGGTGACTATTTGGGGGCAGCACAAGCTAAATATGATGGTTTGGGTAATGCTATTCAAAACCAACAGCGTAAGATTGAGAAACTGAAACAAGAACAGTCTCAACTTAAAGGTAGCACTGCCGAAACCGCTGAACAGTACCTTAAGTACCAACAACAGATTGACCAAGCTACTACACGCTTGGCATCGTTGGAAAATCAGCAACGTCAAGCTAAGAATAGCCTAGATTATCATAGGTCTGGGCTTGCTGAATTGCAGAAACAGTATAAACTGCAAAATGAATCGTCTGAAGCCTACGTGAAACGCTTGAAAGCGGAAGGTAAAGAGGACGAAGCCAGGGAAGAGCAACTTAAGCAATACAAGAGTTCAATTACTAACTTAAATAAGCAGTATGAGAAACAGAAAGATATGCTTGAGCGTGTCGCTCGACAATCTGGTAAAACTTCTGAAGAATACCTCGTTCAACGTAGACGGTTGGACGAAACGGCTACTAGCTTGGCTCATGCTCGTAATGCTGCTGATAGATTGAATGATGAGATTGAACAAAGTCAACGTTCTAGCACATTCATTGGTCGCTTGAAAGATAGCTTTAAACGCTTGGGTAGTGAAGTCAGTGAGACTGAAACAAAAACCTCACGTTTGAAAGGTATCTTTGGGGCTACGTTTGCAGCTAACTTGATTAGTAACGGTTTCCAAAACGCATTGGGAGCTATCAAAGGTAAATTTGACGAAATCGCCCAATCCAGTGCCGAATACGTTAAGTATCAACAAACCATGAATGCCACTTGGCTAACCTTAACGGGTAATGCCGAAGAAGGTAAGAAAATGGTCGATATGACCAACCAAATGGCGCAGGCAGCAGCTAACTCAACTGAAATGGTTGACGGTATGAACCAGAAATTCTATGCCGTAACCCACAACACCGAGTTAACCAAACAACAAACGCAAGCTATCTTGACATTGCAAGATGCGTTTGGTCAGACCGATGCAGCCGTTGAGAATTTCGCTACTCAATGGGCTCAAATGATTGCCAATGGTAAGGTTCAAGGGCAAGACATGATGTCAATCATTAACGTCTTTCCGGAAATGAAGAACCAACTTAAAGAAGTAGCTGCGCAAGAACTTGGGATTGCCGACATGACCCAAGAGAAATATGCCGAACTTCAAAAAGATGGTAAGATTACCTCCGAGATGGCCCAAAAAGCCTTGTTTGAGTTGCAAGACAAATACAAGGATGCGACAGCTAACTTCTCAACTACTATCGGCGGTCTTGAAAGAACTATTCAATCTCGTATGCCGGCGGTAGTTGCAGCGTTCCGTGACCCAATCGACAAAATGAAAAACCCATTCTTGCAACAGATTGGGAATTGGGTTGCTGACCCTAACACTGAAACAAAATTCAAAGATTTAGGGGAACACGTTTCTAAAGGCCTAGGCACTATCATGGACGCATTCTCTAAGGTGTTCAATCTCGGTGATGGCACAGATAAGCTTAATGGCTTAATGGACGGTCTCAATAAGTTTGTCGACAATCTTAGTAAGAACATTGCTAACAACGCCCCTAAAATCGTAGCTTTCTTCAAGGAAACCAAAGACAGTTTAGGTGCAGTTTTTAGCATTGGTAAAGACTTCGCTGGGGGCGTTTGGGAAGTTGCCGTTGACATGATTAAAGGTGTCGCCGGTGCGTTTAACCTTATGACTGGTAACGGTAAGAAGGCTAAAGGACCAGTTACATCACTATCTAAGGCTTTAGGTGGCATTGCAAAACATAAGACGGCTATTAAAACGGTCGGTTCTTTGTTTGCTGCTTACTTTGTAGGTTCTAAAGTAGCTTCAGGAGTGATGAAAGTTGCGAAAGCTATTAACGTGATGAAAAATTCAACGATAGCTATGACTGTCGCCCAAAAAGCTATGGCTGCCGCTCAAAAAATAGCGACGGGGGTGCAAGTAGCATTGAACGCAGCAATGGCAGCAAATCCCATCGGGTTAATCGCTGTTGCGGTAGCAGCGGCTGTCGCTGCATTGGTATTGCTCTATAAACACAACAAGAAATTCAAGAAATTTGTTGATGGCATGTTCAGCGCTGCAAAGAAAGCCTTTGATAAGATTTTTAAAGTGACCAAAGAAATCTTTGGTAAAATCATTGATTTCTTTAAAAAGGACTGGAAGCAAGTCCTTTTATTTATCGCTAGTCCAATTGCTGGGGCTTTCGCTTTAATCTACAAGCATAATAAGAAATTTAAGAAATTCGTTGATGGTATTGTGAAAAGTATCAAAGACGGCTTTTCTAATGCTGGTAAGTGGCTCGGTAAGACATGGGATGGCATGAAGAAAACTTGGACGGGTGCGATGGACTCAATGACCAAGAGCACCAAGAAAGGTTTTGAAAAGACTAAAACATACTTCACTGGTGGCGAAAAAGGTATCAAAGCCTTCACAAACACTGCTAAGAAACTGCTTGTAATCTCTAATCCAGTAGTCGCTGGGTTTGAGTTGATGTACAAGCATAACAAGCCATTCAAGAAGTTTGTCGATAGCACTGTGGACCATGTCAAAGATATGGCTAAAGGCGTTGCAAAACATATGAGTAGCCTTAAGAAAGATTGGGGCGAAAAATGGGACAATGTCAAGAAGTTCGCATCTAAAACATGGGAGAACATCAAGGGCAATGCTAGTGAAGCGATGATTGCTCTTGGTAAAGATATCGACAAGCACCACAAAGGAATCAATAAGAACTGGTTTGACGGTTGGGAAAACTCTAAAAAATTCCTATCTAAAAAATGGGATGAAATCGGAGCATTAACGCAAGAAAAATTTGGTGTTAACATTACCAAACTAATCACGGATGCCTTAACCAACATTGCTAAATTCTTCAAAGATACGTGGGATAACGTTAAAAAAGGCTTTGGCGAAATGTGGGACGGCATGAAGAAACTTGCCGGTGACGGTATTAATGCTGTCATTGCCTTGCCAAACGCTGGTATTGACGGTATTAACAAACTGATTTCTGATTTCGGTGGTAGTAAAGAAGCTATCTCTAAAATCCCGAAAGTTAAGTTTGCCGGCGGTACTGGTATGTTTAGCTCATACCGAAACCCAATTACCAAGCCTACGTTAGCTACGCTTAATGATGGCTACGACAGTCCAGAAACTAACAATCAAGAGATGGTAATCTTGCCGAACGGTAAGTCATTCTTGCCACAAGGAAGAAACGTTGAATACCTCTTGCCAGCCGGTTCGGAAGTAATCAACGCTAGTGAATTGGCTTTGCTCATGGGTGTTGAACGTGGAGCGTTTGCGAAAGGTACTGGATTCTGGTCTAAAATCTGGGATACGGCTACTAACGTTGCTGGCTCAGTTTGGGATACCATGAAGAACGGTGTTGACAAATTCATGAAGATGATTGAGTTTGTGACAGACGTCGTTAAAGACCCTGTTGGATCATTGGCTAAAAAATTCAGTCCTAATGCTGATAAGTTAGCTGGTATGTTCAACCCGCTCGGTAATGCACTGTATAAGAAACCAGTCGAAGAAGCTAAGAACTGGTGGAAAGAACTTTGGTCAATGGCCAGTGCCTCAATGGATGAAGGCACGGTGGCAATGGGTGCCAAAGGTGATGATTACCGTTTCAAAGACAAGGCTAAAGATGCTGGTGCTGACCCGTGGGGTTATTTCTACCGTGAGTGTGTATCCTTCGTTGCCAGTCGTTTGGCAAATCTTGGTGTTAAACCTAGTCTATTTAGTCACCTCGGTAATGGTAACCAGTGGATATCTGCCAGCGTGCCACACTTAAGTAGACCTAAACCGGGTACGGTAGCCGTCTACACTGGTGGTCCGGTATCAAGTAACCACGTTGACTTTGTAACGGCAGTGCATGGCGACACTTACGATGGTGAAGAATACAATTATGGTGGTAACGGTCAGTATCACCAATACGCTGGTCGTCACATCTCTAACGCTGCTACGTTCCTTGATTTTGGGGTGCGTGATAGCGGTGGCGGTGGTGAAGACAATAGCAAACCGCTCAAGGACCGTAACAGTCCACTTCAAACCTTGATTAAACGTCAAGTCGGTGGCATGTTCGATTGGATTAAGAAAACCCTTGGTCCATTGCTCAGCCCAGCTGGTGGCGGTGAAGATGGCCCTCAAGGTACAGGCGTTTCACGTTGGCGTGAATCGGTTGTTAGAGCCTTGAAAGCAAACGGAATCGAGCCAAACGACTTCCGTGTCTCTAAAATTTTGGCAACCATCCAGCGTGAATCTGGTGGTAACCCTAACGTTCAAAATAACTGGGATAGTAATGCCAGAGCTGGGACACCATCTATTGGTTTGATGCAGACTATTCAACCAACGTTTGACGCCTACAAACATGCTGGTCACAACAATATCCGAAACGGTTATGACAACTTGCTTGCTGCAATCAACTACATCAAGCACCGCTATGGTACGTCAGACGCAGCCTTTAACCGTGTGGCCGCTTATGGCTATGCTAACGGTGGTCTGGTCCACAAAAATGGCGTTTATGAATTGGCTGAAGGTGATATGCCAGAATATGTCATTCCGACCGATATCGCCAAACGCGGCAGAGCGTGGCAACTACTTACTGAAGCAGTAGCACGTTTCGCTGGTGATGCCCCACAAGGCAACCACGATAATACTTCAGACCGTGAGCGTGTTTCTGTACTCGAAGATAAATTGGATGTCATGATTGGTTTGCTAAGTCAATTAGTAACCAACGGTTCCAACCCTATCGAAATTAGAAACATTATCGATGGTAGAAGTGTGTCAAACGGTCTCGCACCCTTTATGACGAAAGCAACAAACGATTATGAACGCAGACAAGCGTTTCTAGGAGGTAGCATTATTTGATAGGAATGTCAGTAACTTATGACGGTAAGAACTTAACCGAATTATTTAATGAAGGTCAAGGGCGTACCGTTCCAGTTGATGTCACAAAAAACGTGGCATCAAATTTCAACAACAACTATCAAGACCAAGGGCGTAGACGCTACGGCCAGCAATTCCTATATAGCACCTTGTCAGTTAAGCAGATTCAAGTATCATTTACCTTAGTTGGAAACTACGACTACTTTAATACCATTGCTGAAACGTTGGGGGGGTATCTTAATGTCGATAAGCCAAAAACATTAATCTTTGGTGATGAGCCTAACAAGGTTTGGGAAGCTATTCCGTCTGGTCAAGCGTCGCTTACCGTGGATAAGAACACGGCACCGATCACCGCAACGGTAACAGTTACGTTTGATGTACCTAAAAGTTACGGTGAGAATAAGGCGCAAGCCTTGGTAAGTAGTGATAGTGAAACCAAGTACGGCAGTATTAAGAAGGTGTCTACGGGACACTACAAGGCTACGTTAAAAAACTTTGGTACGGCTGAAACTTACCCAGATATTAAACTGAAGTTTAACTCAGATAATGGCTGGGTTGGGATTGTGAAGTCTTCTAGCGAAAGCTACGAAATTGGGAATCCTAATGAAGTAGACACTCGGACGGTCAAGCAATCCGAAATTCTGTTTGACTATGTTTCTAATAATTGGATTACCAATGGTTTTGCGGTTGGTGCTAAAAACCAAGGGCGTTTTAACGACAACTTGCAAAGTTTGAATGGAACGCTTGCGATTGATAATGCATGGGGTAGGCCGCACATTGCCTTAACTAACCGAGGTAGTGGCTCAACTTCCTTGCGTGGTAGCTCGATTACATGGGAAATTCCAGCGGATAGTAATCGAGAAAAAGGCTCGCTATATGAATATATGTGGTGGAGACAAATTTTCTGGTTAGGTGCATCTAATGAGTGCGGATATATCAAGATATCTGTAACGGATGAAAGCGGTACGTTCCTATATGGAGTGGAAACCCTTAAGCACGTCAACGGGCTAGGGTGTGAGTATCGTTTTCTTGCCAGCGATGGCAATGGTAGTTATCGCACACTAGACAGAAAATCATTCTGGGGCACGCATGTCATGACGCAAAACCCATTTAACGAGCCACAAGGCTGGGCAGACATGCAACGATTTGATGATGAAATACAATTCTATTATCAAGGTGGATATCCTAAGTTTAAGATTCCAGAGATCAAAGGGAAGAAGTCGGCTAAAATCAACATTGGTTTCTTTGGCATCGGCGATGCACCGCTTGTAACTCACATGTATCTGGATAGCTTCGTTTATCGAAAAGACTACGTCAACAAAGAAGAAGATATTCCTAACCGTTTCCGTAAGGGTTCTATCCTTGAAATTGACATGGCTAAAGGTAAAACCTTGGTTGATAACTTGCCAGCGTCTAATGAGTTAACTTACTTATCCGAGCCATTCAGTATTGGTACGGGTGAAACAGAAATCGACATCTACACATCGAGTTGGACAAGGACTGACCCGACTATTGAAATCACATGGAAGGAGCGTTTTATTTAATGCAAATTTGGATTCATGACAAGAACATGCGTAAGGTTTGTGCCTTGAATAACAACGTTCCGGGCATGTTGCCATACTCTAACAGTCAGTGGCATCCGTACCTTGAATACTCAACTAGCACATTCGATTTCACAATTCCGAAAATCGTAAACGGAAAGCTGCATGAAGATGTTAAATATATCAATGATGATATGTTTGTTTCGTTTTACTACGATAATTCCTACCATGTTTTCTATGTGTCGCAATTAGTCGAAAATGATACGACATTCCAAGTGACATGTAATAACACAAACTTGGAATTGGCACAAGAGCAGTCAGTTGCTCTTAAAAGCAACGGGGCTCAAAATATTGCATGGTACTTAGAACACCTTGAAATTCTAGGGTTTACAAATCTTGAAATTGGCGTTAACGAGGTGTCCGATAAAACAAGAACGCTTGAATTTGAACCACAAGACACAAAATTGGCACAATTACACAGTCTCATGTCTAAATTTGATGCTGAATTTGCCTTCCGTACCGAATTGAATCGAGACGGTACGATCAAGCGTTTCGTGATTGATATCTACCAAATCCCAGACGAAAACCACCACGGTATCGGAAAGGCTCGTGGAGATGTGGTACTACATTATCAGAATGAGCTCAAAGGCGTACAAGTCACGAGTGATAAAACCCAGCTATTTAATGCTGGGGTGTTCACTGGTGCGGATGGTGTTAACCTTGAGAGTGTCGAGTTTGAGGAAAAGAACGAGTTAGGACAAGTAGAGTTTTACTCACGAAAAGGCAGTAGTTATGTGTTTGCCCCACTTTCACGGGAACGCTACCCATCTACCATGAATCCAGATAATGCTGACAACTGGACACGCAAGGACTTCCAGACAGAATACAAGGACGTCAATTCCTTGAAAGGTTATGCCTTGCGTACCATCAAACAGTACGCTTATCCACTCATGACCTACACGGTTGATGTTCATTCTAGCTTCATGGAGAGCTACAAGGACGTTAACTTAGGCGACACTGTTAAGATTATCAATAATAATTTTAGAGGTGGTCTAGCCCTCGAAGCTCGTGTTACTGAAATGGTAGTTAGTTTTGATATGCCACTTAATAATTCGGTTGTGTTTTCGAATTACCGTAAAATCGTGAATAAGCCATCGTCTGATTTGCAACAACGGATTGATGAGATTGCAGCTAGGGCCTTGCCATATCGTGTCGAGATCACGACTACCAACGGCACAGTATTTAAAAACGGTGTTGGTCGCTCGACTGTTCGACCGGTTTTAAAACAAGGCGATAGAACAGTTAATGCTACATGGCGTTTTGTGATTGATGGTGCTATTAAGTATGTGGGCTTGACCTATGACATGGTGGCATCACAGATTACCCAACCAACCGCCTTAACGATTTCAGCGTGGGTAGATAATAAAGAGGTAGCTTCAGAAGAAGTTACTTTTTTTAATGTCTCCGATGGTAGAAATGGTACTCCCGGACCGCAAGGACCGCAAGGACCTAAAGGTGACAGAGGTAACGACGGCTTACCCGGTAAGAATGGAGTAGGCTTGAAAACTACCACTATCACTTACGGCATGAGCGACAGTGACACTGTAATGCCTACTAGCTGGACTTCCAATCCGCCTATCTTGGTTAAAGGTAAATACCTATGGACTAAGACACAGTGGATGTATACCGATTTCTCTAGTGAGACTGGATATCAGAAAACATACATCCCACAGAACGGCTCTAAAGGTGATGATGGTCTGCCGGGTAAGGATGGCGTGGGGTTGGTTAATACCACAATCGAGTATCTGAAACACACAAACGGTCAGATAGTTCCTAACGCTAAATACTACTCAAGTTTTAACTGGAACAACTTAACGTTATCTCAACACTTAGAGCACGACTTTGTCCAAGACTTGACACTTATCAAGAGTGGGAAACATGTCAAGTATACTGATTTAGTCGTTGGTGAAATTGTTACCGACAGGACTGGTGAGTTGTTCCCAATCAAAGAAATCTTTGGAACTGGAGGTGATGGTGGAAATCCCGGATACATCAATCTAAAACCATCTATCGGTAAATGGAGCAAAGACATTCCAACAGTCAACCCCGGTGAATATCTCTGGACTAGGACAACATGGTTCTATTCAGACGGCACGAGCGAACAAGGTTTCTCAGTCGCTAAGATGGGCGAACAAGGGCCGAAGGGAGACCGTGGTAACGATGGTTTACCCGGTAAAAATGGTATCGGTATTAGAAATACCAGTGTCCTATATGGTCTATCTATGGCTGAAACCGTGCCACCTACGGCATGGTACCAAAACCCACCGGCGTTAGTTAAAGGGCAATGGTTTTGGACTAAGACAGTCTGGACTTACACGGATAACACCACTGAAACGGGATATCAAAAAACCTATGTTGCTAGAGATGGTAACGATGGTAATAATGGTATCGCTGGTAAGGATGGTGTCGGTATTCGTAGCACCACGATTACCTATGCACAAGGGACATCGGGAACAGTAGCACCAACGACTGGTTGGACTAGTCAAGTACCTAACGTGCCGGCTGGACAATACCTCTGGACCAAGACTGTTTGGAGCTATACCGATAACACTAATGAGACCGGCTATTCAGTTTCTAAAATTGGTGAGCAAGGCCCTCAAGGTGTTAAGGGGGACACGGGTGCGAAAGGTGATAGGGGCGAAAAAGGTGATAGAGGTTTACAAGGGCTACAAGGCTTAACTGGTCCTGCCGGTCCACAAGGCTTACAAGGTCCGAAAGGCGACCAAGGTATTCCCGGTGTTAATGGTGCTGATGGTAAAACACAGTACACCCACATCGCCTATGCTGACACGGTGTCTGGTAGTGGTTTTAGTCAAACAGATACTAATAAACCATTCATCGGTATGTACCAAGATTTCAACGCTACGGATAGCCGTAACCCGCAAGACTACCGCTGGAGCAAGTGGAAGGGTAGCGATGGACGGAATGGCATCCCGGGTAAAGCTGGGGCAGACGGACGAACACCTTACGTCCACTTTGCTTATGCCGATAGTCCCGATGGTCGAAGTGGTTTCAGTTTGACCCAGAATGGCAACAAACGTTATTTGGGTGTGTGTACTAACTATGACAGAACAGACAGTACCAATCCTGCCGATTACTCATGGAACGACATGACCGGCAGTGTTTCTTTTGGTGGTGAAAACCTTATCATTAACTCAGCGTTTCCGGAGAATCTGGATGGCTGGGGATTCTGGGAAGTGCCACAACCAAACGCTAATCTGTCTGTTTCAAGTCATCAGTTTTACTACAATGGCGCTAGACCGTTGTTCTTACTGAAAACAACATCATCATTAGCCCCAGCTTCTACACTACGTTTTTCGGTTAAGCGAAAAACTGATTACTCTCTTAATGTTTCGATTTTAGCTGGCGGTAATCTAAAAGGGATAGATATCTATTTCCTCGGACGCAAGTCAAATGAAACTAAAACCTTTAGCAAAGTAGTTAATATCAAACACTTTGACGGTTCGCCATCAGCTAGTAGCGTTTCTAAGTTTCACTTCACTTTCAACGCTGGAGAGTGTGATGAAGGTTTCATCCGTATCGATAACACTGGTACGACAAACGGCAGTCAGTCATTGCTATTCTTCACTGAGTTGGACTGCTACGAGGGCACGACTGACCGAGCATGGCAAGCGTCCCCTAAAGATTTAGCTAGCCAGTTAGACGGCAAGGCTGACAGTGCGTTGACGCAAGACCAGATTAACAAACTGAATGAACTTAACTCAATCGTACAAGCAGAATTGAAAGCTAAAGCTAGCTTGTCGGCGGTCAATCAGTGGGTGAAGGCTTATCAAGATTTCTTGTCAACAAACCAAGAAAACAAGAACAAGACCGAAAAAGCATTAGTTGAAGCTAGTCAGCGTATTGTGAAACTGCAAAACGATTTAGGCGAGACCTCAGAGCGTTGGAATTTCCTTGACAACTACATGCGAGCATCCAACGAGGGTTTGACTATTGGTAAAAACGACGGTTCTAACTCAGTCATGGTTTCAGATAAGCGTATCTCAATGTTCAGTTCGGGTACTGAAGTCATGTACATCGATAAAGGTGTTATCCACATCGAAAATGGTATCTTCTCGAAAGCTATTCAAATTGGGTATTATCGTGAAGAACAAGACTTGATTGACCCGAACCGCAACGTAATTAAATGGGTAGGAGGTAATTATTAATGGCTGGAGGGAAAGCGATTCTGCGTGCGTATGAAGCTAGCACGAACATTGATAGGAATACATCTCAAGTGCGTTTACAGCTCTATTGGGAAAACGGAGATACTAAAATTTCTGGTGTTCCCTGGGAAGCGTACATTGATTATGACGGCGGGAAACGTTTATCAAATTCTGGCACATTAACTGTTGAGCCTAATCAAACAGCTATGTTGATTGACCAAGAAGTCACTGTCGCTCACGATGGAGATGGGGCACGCACAATTTACTACCGTGGAGAATTTAAGAATAAGAGTAATAACAAGGTGATACCTATTAATAATGCAAGTCTCACCTTGACCCCTATTTCCCGTGCCAGTTACGGTTCGGATGTGGCGGCTGAAATTGCTAAACCAGTGACCATCAACATCACGAAACGTGAAGCATGGATGAGACATTCCATTTGGGTTACTATTGGGAGCTACGACCAAAAAATAGCCGGTGATAATGTAGACTCTAGTTTTACATGGATTCCACCCATTGAAATCGCCAATCAGTTCCCAAACTCGTCTAGTGGTACGGGAACGATTACTTACGTGACTTACAATAACGGTGTTGAAGTCGGTAAGGATGTTCGACGAATTACAGTCACTGTTCCAACCAATCTATTTAAGCCCGGTTTCACTGGTTTCAATCTGTCCGATACAAACCCCGTAACACAAAACCTCATTCCAAGCCCTACGCATTTTGTTAGTACGCTATCTCGTATCAAGGTAGCTTTTGACGGTGCTAGAGGTTCAGTTGGGGCATCCGTCACTGGTTACTATGCAGAAATCGTTGGTGGGAACACTTCAGCTCAAACGAACGGCGGTATCTTAACTGTACCGACTACAATGACCGATACGCAAATGACCGTTAGGGCTAAAGTGCAAGACAGTCGGGGTGTGTGGTCAGATTGGGCAGAAAAAACTATTACAGTCCTAGCGTATTTTAATCCAACACTACGTTTTGAAGCGAAACGAACGGGTGAGAAGCTAGACACGATCACACTGAAACGGTTTTTAAAGGTCGCAGCCCTATCCGTAAATGGCACACAAAAAAACACAACCAAGCTGACGTTTAAAACAAGGAAAGTTGGAACGGATACTTACACGACTGATAGCACGAACGAATGGCAGAATATTTCCGAATTAAATGGCTCGGATGCTAATCTAAACGGTAAATATCCAGCCGATACCTCGTGGGAAGTGCTGGGGCGTGTTGAAGATAAGTTCTCGTACACAGAATTTGTTATCACAGTATCCACAGATAAGGTAGTGATGAGCTACGAACGTGATGGCGTTGGTATTGGTAAATATCGTGAAATGGGAGCGTTGGATGTTAACGGCTTGATTTACTCAGACCGCAAACAGATACAGCACCACAAACTAACCGAATCAAACGGTGCAGCGATTGATAACAAAGTAGCTAACCTAAACGACTATAGAACCACGGGTTTTTATTCGATTCTAGGCAATTACAAAAACCATCCCGCATCGGGCGAAAGTGCTTATTTGGAAGTTGTGGAAAGCATTTCTGGATATCACCAAACACTAACGACGGTTTCTGGTCGTATGTTTAAACGGACGGTAACTAATAATTCTAACGGCTCGTGGATTGAGTACACACCTAAACCAGAAAAACAAGAACCAGCGTTGGTTAAACAAGAGATAGACATCGGCTGGGGTGTTAAGGTGTCGCTTGCTCGAAAAGGTTCGGTAGTAACTGCCAGTCTTATTCGTTCAGACTATGCCGTAGGTGTGTATGAGAACGGGGCAATGACTAATACTATTCCAAGCGGTTTTAGACCAGCTATTCCAGTGCATTTAGTTGCAAATAAAAACGTTGGTACTAACCATGCGGGCGTGGCTGTATGGCACCTTGCATCCGATGGTTCGATTAGGCTTACCAACCAATCACAAGACCGTGCTATCTACACTGGCACAGTCACATATCTAACAGAGGATAATTAAGAAAGGAAAAATAATTATGTCACTTAAAATCACAAAACAACGCACAATCAATGCAGAATTTAACGTCGAAGAAGAAGGAGCTACAATCCTTGTTAAACAGACTTTCATTAGCGTAGATTCCAATGCAGTCTCTACAGTCCAAGAAAATCTTCTCAACGCTGAACTCTACGCCAAACATCGTCAAGAAATGCGTACAGACGAACGTGCTCTACGTGACTTGCGTTATAAAGTTGAAGACGAAATCTTGGCTGATACTACACAGGCTTGATGCGTTTAAAAATGGGGGTTAAATAAATGTTTTAAGGAGTGTTAAATGCACAAACCAGACGGCATCTTTGGCGTGTTTGAAGTCGTCAAAGATTTCTACGAGCATGGCATAGACGAACACCTTTGGGTGTTCCTGCTTATGCTTGTTATCGTTGCTGATATCGTGTTGGGTGTTTCAAGGTCATGGGCTTTTCATGAGTTTTCAAGCCGTAGGTTTCGAAAAGGATTGGTCAGTCACACGGCTATGCTAATTATCGTAACAGTGTCTTATCCGTTTATGGTTTTTATGAATCTAGGCGGTGCTATGGATGCTTTTATTTTCGCCATGCTATCAGCATACGGGGCTAGTATTCTTGCTAGCTTATCGGCTCTAGGGGTTGAAATTCCCTTCATTGACAGATTTGTCAAGAAAAATATTGATAAGGATAAATTTAACTTAATTGAGGAGGAAGAAGAAAATGATTAACTTTAAACTACGTTTGCAAAATAAAACAACATTGGTAGCTCTTATCTCAGCGGTATTTTTGATGTTGCAACAATTTGGGCTTAATATCCCTAGCAATATTCAAGAGGGTGTGAATACATTCGTTGTGATTTTGGTTATCCTTGGAATCGTTACTGACCCAACAACTAAGGGCGTGGCAGACAGTGAGCGTGCATTAAACTACAATGAACCTCGTGAGGACTAGTTTATGGCTAAGCTCATGACCTCTATCAACCAAATTGAAGGAGGTGACGTTCTCAAATCTGGGGACACCACTTCCGTATTTGGTTTTGAAATTTTAGGGGCTGATGGCAGACGCATGGAGTTATCCGGTACTGGCAAGCTCACGGTGTCAAATGATGAAACCGTGGCACTCTATCAAGATGTAACCGTAGAGAACGGACATTTTACATTCGTCATGGGTGATGTCGTAGAGCCTGGCACATACTACCTAGAGATTAAACTGAATGGGCATATCTTCCCGTCTAACAATTTCAAGGTTAAAGTCAAGAGTTCACTTAACCTTGACGGTGCGATTCCATCAAAAAAAGACCCTAAATTAAAACTACTAGCGGATGAATTGCGAGAATCTGGGTTAATTACTGGT